CCGCGCTCAGCGCAACGCTGCTCGTCGCAAGATGGTCAAAGCTGGCAAGGTACGGAAGGGCGATGGCAAAGACGTTGCCCATAAGAAAGCAATGGATAAGGGCGGCACCAACGGCCACGGGCTAAAGGTGGAGTCAAAGAGTAAGAACCGCTCGTTCCGTAGGGACAGCAAGAGCAACCTAGTATCAGAGACAAGCAAGCGGGAGCGCCGCAAGAAAAAATAATTCGCAGAGGAGCAAACTGTGAAAGTGGTGAACGATAAAGCCCTGCTGGTGCGGGCTTACAATACGAATGAAATACTATCGGCTATACCCCGTAGCGCCGATACCCAAGACGGAGTAGCTGTATACTGGGGCTTGGAAGAGGCAGAGAAGTTAGTCTCACTAGGGTTCAAAGACACGCCGTCCCCGCTGCTTAGGGACTACGAATGGACCAGTAAGCTAAAGCCGTTTGACCACCAGAAGACTACAGCGTCTTTTCTATCTATCCGGCGCAAGGCGTTTTGTTTTAACGAGCAAGGCACTGGCAAGACCGCGTCTGTAATCTGGGCTGCGGATTACCTGATGAAGCTGGGCGAGGTGAAGCGCGTACTCGTGCTGTGCCCCCTATCGATCATGAAGTCTGCGTGGCAGGAAGATTTGTTTAAGTTTGCTATGCACCGGACATGCAGCATAGCCCATGGATCAGCTAAACAGCGCGAGAATATAATCGCCGCAGGCGCAGAGTTCGTCGTTATAAACTTTGATGGTGTCGGCACTGTAAGAGATGCGATCCGCAACGGCGGCTTTGACCTTATCGTAGTAGACGAAGCAAGCGCCTATAAGAACCCACAGACAAACCGCTGGAAGATACTACGCAAAATAGTTGTAGAGACAAACCCTCGCGTATGGATGTTAACTGGGACGCCAGCAGCGCAATCTCCCCTAGACGCATATGGCTTAGCCAAGATGCTGGATACAAAACACTGTCCTAGGTACCACGGTATGTATCGGGATAGCGTCATGCGCAAAGTTACGCAGTTCAAATGGGTGCCCAAGCCTGAAGCAAAGCAGATTGTGCATAAAATACTTCAGCCAGCTATACGTTTCGAGAAAAAAGACTGCTTAGACTTGCCGGATGTAACGTACACTGAGCGTGAAGCGCCCTTATCACCGCAGCAGAAAAAGTATTACGACAAACTAAAAAGCCAGATGTTGTTTGAAGCAGCAGGTGAAGAAGTATCCGCAGTCAATGCCGCTGCACGAATTAACAAGCTATTGCAGATAAGCGGCGGCGCGGTCTACACGGATACTGGAGACGTACTTGAGTTCGACATCAAAGGCCGACTGAATATTATTGTCGAGGCGATTGAGGAGACCAGTAACAAGGTGTTAGTATTTGTGCCGTTCACGCATACCATCGAGTTGCTAAAAGCACGGCTAGATAAAGAAGGCATCCCCGCTGAGATTATAAACGGTAAGGTTCCCGTAAACCGTCGCAGCGATATAGTCGAACGGTTCCAAAAGAACAAAGACCCGCGAGTGCTTATTATCCAGCCGCAAGCAGCATCGCATGGACTTACTCTTACGGCAGCAGACACAATCATTTGGTATGCCCCAGTAACTTCGGTTGAAACATACCTACAGGCCAATGCCCGTATCGACAGGCCGGGACAGAAGCACCCCATGACCGTGATCCATATCAAGGGCAGCCCCGTAGAGGATCGTCTCTACAGCATGCTCAGCAGCAATATTGATAACCATAAGAAAATAATTGACCTCTACCGAGACGAAGTGGGAGGGTAACATGTTCAAGTTCGCTATCGGAGATCGCGTGGGAGTCGTTCCCGGTATGGAGATGCTCACCACACAGTGCACCAAGAAGGCATACGACCGGGACTACCCAGAGGGGTTTATGGTAGCAGATTTGGTAAACGGCATTCACGGGCCAGATTACCACTGCGAACCCCTGATGAAGACCCGTGATGCTAGGGTGTTATGGATCGAGGAAAAATATTTGAAGAGACTTGACAATGTATAGTGTAGGGTCTACCTACCTCGTACGCCATGAAAAGGAGCAAACAATGGCAGACACTAAACCATCCGTTAATGATCTTGTTGCGGTCTATCGCAAACTGCGTGAGACAATAGCAAAGCATGAGGAAGAGCATGCTGCTAAGGTAGGAGAGCTAAGGGAGCAGCTAGAGCTTATAACCAGCGAGCTTCTGTCTTTCTGTAACGAGCAGGATATGGATAGCATCCGCACCCCGTCGGGTACGGTATCCCGGCGCGTACAAACCCGTTACTGGACTAATGACTGGGGTTCGTTCCAAGAGTTCGTCAAGGAGCATGATGCGCAGCATTTGTATCAGAAGCGACTGCACAACGAGAACGTAAAGCAGTTCTTGGAGGAGAATCCTGACGTATTGCCAGCCGGACTACAGGCCGAACGTAAGTTTGTGCTCTCTGTACGCAAACCGACAGGTAAGTAATCATAACATGACCGTCGAACACTTACATGTAGGTGAAGGTATGGATGTGCTTGTTCTAGCCCAGTCCGGCTTGTCTCGCGCATACTACTCTAGCGATGGACCACCGGCTGTGTGTTGGTCGAAGGACAGTAATTTCCCTCACCCGAATGCCAGTGATCCGCAAGCTAGACGGTGCATAGATTGTTTTAAGAGTGTGAGGGGTTCGAGTGGGGCTAACAGTACGGCGTGTAAATATAACCAGCGTCTAGCCGTTGTCCCTATCGACCAACCTGATAACCTCTACCAATTATATCTCTCGCCTGCGTCCATATTCGGTAAAGCGCAGATGGGACATATGCCGTGGCAGCAGTTTGTTCGCCACTTAAAAAACAACAGCTCTAGCTTTGAGGAAGTGGTAACTTACGTGTATCGTGACCTTCAAAGCCAAGAGACCAAGCTTTTCTTTAGGCCGGTACGCCCGGCGCTAGAGGAAGACATCAAGCGTATGGCTGCTCATAGTAAAGAGGAGATTGCTGATACGCTTGAGTTCACTGTGCCGCCACTGGCACGAAACCCGTTTGGTACGGTCGAGGGCTTTTCTCTCGACACGCCAGACTAACATTGGAGCAAATAATGGCTGAGCCACAAAACCCACAATTTACACTTAAAAACGTAACCGCATTGTATCCGCGTATCAATCGCCCGTATCGTTATGACGCAGGTGAACGGCGCTCTGTACCATGCGATGCGCTTGACGACGGTGCTGACTACTCCATGAAATTCAAGATGGATAAGAAGACAGCTAAAGGGCTTCTTGACTGGATGTCTGAAGCTTACGAAGCCAAGCGTAAATCTAATTGGCCTGATCTGGAAAACCCTTTTGAGAAGGCCGAGGATGGCACGTTCATCTACAAGGCTTCACTTAAGGCTGCTTACAACGGCGAAAAAACCAAGAAGCCGGGTCAGTTTGATGCCAAAGCACGTGCTCTACCTGCCGACTTTGAGTTGACTACAGGTAGCGTGGTTAACATAGCTGTGACTGCTATCCCGTACAGTGCACGTATTGGTAACGGGGTGTCACTTCGTCTCCGCGCTGTGCAGGTTATCGATCTTGCGTCAAAGGCTGAGTACTCTCCGTTCGAAGCGCAGGATGGATTCGAGTTCGATTCATCTAATACGTTTGCCGACGAAACCGTTAAGCGCCCCGCGCCCAGTCTATCTCTAGATGAGGACGAGGACGATACGGTCGCAGAAGCAGAACCAACTAAGCGTGAGTCAAAACCAAAAGCCAAAGCAGACAAAAAGCCAGCACTGGCAGATGTCGTTGACGGTTGGCTAGACGAGGATTGAGATATGGCTACAGGCTACAGTATAAGAGTAGCCGAGGCCATTCAATCTGCGAATGATACACTCCTAGGCGTTAGGCTTGGCCTTACGTGTCTTGAACTTGATGTTCCTGTCACTGAGGTCGCCGAGCGTCTAGGGGTTACGCGCCCTACGATTTATAGCTGGTTTGTGGGGAAATCAGACCCCACAGACCCCAAAGTTCGGCGGGAAGTGGAGCAGTATGTTGATGCCTTGGCAGGTGGTGATAAATGAACGGAGCAGACTTGTTAGATTTGGTGCAGCCAGCCGATGGTTGGTACGCCATTATAGGGGTAAAAGATAAAACCCCCCGCCAGAAATTAGTTGAGACACGAGAGGAGGCAGATAAACTTGTACAGGCATACGTAGACGCCGGACGAGATGTGTATTTCGGGGTAGCTAAGTACGCCAGTGATGACGGACGCAAGAAGGAGAACGTCAAAGCCCTCAAGGCGTTTTGGTTAGATATAGATTGCGGGCCTGACAAAGCTGAAGTTGACCCAGCTACGGGGCGGCCAGACGGATATGAGAACCAAAGTGAAGGGCTGGCCGCGCTCAAAAAATTCTGCAAGGTTGTAGGACTACCTCGCCCCACGCTGGTCGATAGCGGACGCGGTCTACACGTATACTGGCCGCTGACTGAAGAGATCAGCAGGGCAGAGTGGGAAGTAGTAGCGGATAGGTTCCGCGAGGTTTGCCGCACCCAAGAGTTCTACGTCGATGATAAAGTATTCGAGGTGGCACGTGTACTGCGTGTGCCGGGCACATACAATTTTAAGGATGAAGAACCCAATCCCGTTAAGCTGCTAAGCGTAAGTGAGCCGGTTAGTCTCGAAGAGTTTAGGGAGATACTTGGTGTCGTTGAAAAACCCAAGGAGCACAGAGAATGGCAAAGTTCTGAGCGGGATGAAGCGATCAGCAAGAGCATCGGCTACAGCTTCAAAAAGATCATGCAGAAGACAGCTAAGGGAGAAGGCTGCAACCAGTTAGCTTACGCTTACGAGAACCGTGGTAGCCTTAGCTATTACGAATGGTTCTACGCGCTATCTGTTGCCGCCATGTGTGAAGATGCGGATGATGCCACGCAAAGGTTGTCCGAGGGTCACCCCGAATATGATGCAGCGGAAGTGGCTAGGAAAGTAGCCACGATTAAAAAGTCTACAAGCTGCGCAAAGTTTCGAAGCACGAACCCCGAACTATGTGAGGGTTGCCCTAATTTAGATAAGATATTTGGGCCGAGGGATTTAGGTAGAGTCGTTAAGCGCGCTCCGGAAGGGGGCAAAATAGTCGTAGGCGCAGACGAAGATAATCCGTTTGAGGATGTGACTGGCGAAGAGGACGAACACCAAGCGCCTAAGAGCTACGACATCCCTGTGTTTCCTAAGCCGTTCTTCCGCGCAAAGTCTGGCGGTGTGTGGGTGGCAGCGCCGAAGGACTCCGAAGAAGAGGACACCATGGTTTACGAGCATGATTTGTTCGTAACCAGACTTATGGACGACGGGGGTAACAACGTAGCGGTGTTTCGCCACCATCTCCCTCACGGGGTGGTCAAGGAGTTCACGATGCCGCTTAGCGATATTACCGGTGCGGACACGTTGCGCAAGGGTCTTTCAAGTAAAGGTGTAGTCTGCACTAACCAGAAACTATTCTCGTCCCTGACAAACTATGTATTACTGAGTATCAAAGAGCTACAGCACAAAGAAAAGGAGCTTGTTATGCGCCAGCAGTTCGGGTGGGCTGATAACTACAGTCGTTTTATTCTTGGCGACAAGGAGATCAGCGCCACCGGTATAACTTACACACCGCCCTCCAGTGCTACCAAGCACATCGCCAAGCACATGCACACCAAGGGCAGCTTGGAAAAGTGGAAAGAAGTTTGGGCGTTGTACGGCCAACCGGGCATGGAGCCGGTAGCTTTTGCCGCTTTGACGGGCTTCGGGTCCCTCTTGCTTTCGTTTCTTAACCAGACTGGCGCAGTTCTCAATCTGTATAACCCTTCGTCGGGTACCGGTAAGAGCACGGTCTTGCATATGGTCAACAGTATCTACGGGCACCCGAAGAGTTTACGGCTGCAAGCTAACGACACGCCCAACGGTAGGTATCAGTGGGTTGGCGCGCTCCAGAACATACCGCCTACCATGGACGAACTTACCAATCTGACGCCGGACGAATATTCGAATTTTCTATACGAGTTGTCCAACGGCAAAGGTAAGGAGCGCATGGAAGCCGGGTCCAACACACTCCGCGAGAACAACACGACATGGTGTAGCGCCACGCTCACTACGTCGAACGCTTCGTTTGCTGAGAAGCTGGCCATCAAGAAACGCGACCCGCAGGGGGAGCTAATGCGCTTGATTGAGTACCCCTTGCGTAAAATGGGCGGACTCGACACCATCCATGCCAAGCACATGTTCGATAAAGTGCTGTTCCAAAATTATGGTCACGCGGCGATTGTCTTCGTGCAGTACGTAATGCAGAACTTGGATGAAGTGATTGCTCTATGCGAACAAATACAGGAGAAAATTGATTTGGAGCTTGAGCTAGATAATTCAGAACGTTTTTGGTCTGCCTTCGGCGCGACAAATATTGCTGCTGGCCGTATTTGCAAACGTATAGGGCTTATAGACTGGGACATGCAGACCATCTACACATTCTTCTGCAAACTTATTGACGAGCTTCGTGAGGGTGCAAAAGCTCCAGCCGATGACGTTAAGCAGATCGTTGCCGATTACTTGTACCGCCATATGCAGAACATTCTTGTGGTTGACGGCAACAACGACCTCAGGACCGGGAAACAAACTTTCCCTCAACGTGAACCCAAGGGCGACCTACTCATCCGTATCGAGCCTGACACTAAGCGCATGTATGTGCTGGCC